CAACTAAGAAACAAACAAACAAAAAGAAATGAAATGAAAATTAAATAATATACAACATCTTAAATGAGTCTTCCAACCTTTTATTCCACATCCTCAAACATAGGCAACATTAAACCCGTTAACTATGTTCTAGTAACAGGACCCGCGGGGCTAGCAGTATCTATAGACTCCGTAAAAACACACCTAAAAATCATAGGAACTGACGAAGATGTTGAGTTAACAGATATAATTAAAGCAGCTACCACCTTTGGGGAAAAAGTAACTGGTAGAGATTTTATAAACAAAACGTACGCTACATATTTAGATTGCTTTCCAATAGGGTCAGTGAATGGCGTAACCATTCAAAAGTCTAAACTACAATCAGTTACGTCAATAGAATACTACACAGCAGGCGTATTAACTACGTATAACTCAGTAAATTATTATTTCACAGAAGATAGTGAGTACTCTTCAATATATTTATTGGAAAGTAAGTCATGGCCTTCAATAGACAACAGGCGACAGGCAATAAAGTTCACATTTGTGAGCGGTTATGGAGCTACTGAAACGGATGTACCTGAAATAATTAAAAGAGCGTTGTTGGCACATATAACCGACTTATATGAAAATAAAGGGGATTGTTCGGACTGTGATGGAGAATCTATTTCTAAGCAAGCTGAGGCACTATATAAGCCCTGTATTGTATCTACAAACCGATTTAGAATAATATAATGGCATGTAAAACAATTGGATATAAGAAATGGAAACTTTGTGCTTCTAATCTAAAGAATAAAATAGTTATCCAATACCCCGCATCAATATCCCTTAATTCCCCCGACTCCAATGTAGGGAGTTCTTTCATAGAGGTGTTCACTGCGTGGAGCATGGTGAAAACAAGACCAAGTAGAGACGGCTTCTTCGACCAAGTCAATCTAGCCAATTCATTGAATATAGATTTTTACATCAGGTACACCACTCAATTAGATATTGATAGAGAAATATGGGTACTTTTTAATGATCGTAGATACAAAGTTGAAATTATAGAAAATATAGAAGAACTTAATAAAACATATAGATTAGGGGCGGTAGTTAAAGGCCCTCAATCAATAGCTGCAAACCAAAGGTGAGTAATATAATCACACTGGAGATTGAAAACCAAGACGAGGTTATAAAGTTTTTTGAAGATATGCCTATCTACGCTAAGCGAGCCTTCAAACGAGGGTTTGATATCTCAGGTAGGGAGCAGACAGACTATATTAAAAAAAGAATGGGAAGACGGGATAAGACCGGAAACCTATATACTAGGCATGTAGGCGCTGCAGGGGCTCTACTTAGTAAACCCTTAACCCATGTCGCTTCGGCTCCTGGGGAATCTCCCTCAGTGATAACGGGAGCTCTACGGGGTTCTGTGGGATATACTGTTGCCGGATGGGATTCTATGTATGTTGGGGCAGGTAGTCGAGACGTTCAATACGCGAAAGTACTTGAGGATGGAGGAGCATCCCCTGCTAGTTTTGAAAAAGTGAATTTCAAGGGAGGATTCATCCAACCCAGACACTACCTTAAAAAAAGTACTAGACTATTCGCTCCCCAAGTACGGGACGAAATCAACAAACAACTTAATGGTATGATGAAAAGAAAAGGAATGGAGCCGACAAGATGAAAGGTGTAGATGTTTCGAACAGACTAAAGCAGTTTCTACCTTACTACACCAACGAATTCAGTAATAACTTTGTAATAAGCAGCCTAACTAGATCAGGCACTACAGTTACCGCAATCACTTCAACCCCTCACGGGTTATCAACCGGTAACTATGTAACTGTTTTTGGAGCTAAACAAGCAATACCGATAACCTCTCTAACTAGAGTAGGTACGTCAGTCAATCTTGTTTCCACATTAGAGCATGGGTTTGTCGATCCTAGTAAGTATGGTAAGTCACTTAGATCATCACTGACAGTAGAAGTAATAGGGGCAACTCCCTCGGAATATAATGGGACTTCCCAATTACTTACAGTCACCGACCAAAATAACTTATCATTTGAGATATCAACAACACCAACTACTCCAGCTAGTACACCAGGTACATTACTAATTAGAGACCAGGGACAGTTTAACAGGTACACCGACGTAGTAGTTATCGACACTACTACTTTCACCTACGAAGTTGGGGATACAGGAGGACTAACTGCAGGAGGAACCATTGGGGTGAATGTTTCATCTAGAGTTGGGTATGCGGCAACAACACAAGCAGTTGAAAAATTCTACACGCCAGATATAGAACGGGCACTACAAAGTTGGATGTTTGTAGTGTTGAACGCAAAAACCACTGAACGAGATGGTGTAACTGCTACAGACACTCAAACACAAACTTATAGAAATGTAGAGTACTATTATCAATCCTCCCAATTCTTTTCTATTTATGTTTTTCTGCCCTGTAAAGATCAGTTACTGGCCGGTCCTGCTTCAGACCTAGCTAGAGAACTAGAGTTGCCTATCTTAAAGACCTTAGCCAACTTTCAGTTTAGTAGTGTTTTATGCGATGAGGTTTACCAACCAACTATCTATTTGGGGAACGAGCCTGAGAATCTATTAGGATCCCACTACATTCATAGATATGATTTTGCCGCAAAAGGATTGGTCCAAGAAGGAGACACTTATGATAAAAGCGATGGAACACTCCTTAAAGAAATTAATATAGGATCTTTCGGAACAGTAGATCCTTTCGAATCAATTACATTATTCAACCAATAAACCACATGAGAATACTAATAAATAAAACACTGGGAGCTAAGTTCCAAAAAGGTACTGAGCTAGATTTAAAAGTAGATAAAGAAGATGTACCTCTCCAACTATTCTGGAGAAAGCAACTTGCGGCCTCTGAAATTGACAAGTGTATTACAGTGTTAGACAATACAGCTAAACATATTTTAAAAAAGACAAAAGGTAAAGGTAAATAAATGGCAGCTAGCTTTCCAAAAGTAACAGCAAATATTAATTCCGCAGATCTGGCTGCTGTACCTGGAGCTAGAAAGATTTTAGTTGTTGGTCAACTGTTGGCTGCAGGATCTTCCGCAGACGGTGCTTTACAAACTGATATTAAATCAGAACTAGAATTCAACACATTATTTGGACCAAAATCTCACATCGCAAAGATGGGTAGAGGATTGATAAAAAATCTTTCTATCTCAAGTGATAGACCTCAAGTAGATGCTATTGGATTAGCTGATGCAGGCGGAGGTACGGACGCTACTGGCTCATTTGCTTTCTCAGGAACGTCTACCGCGATTGGAACATTGAAAATCTACGTTGATTCTAAGAAAAACAATATATACAGCATAGACATAGCCGTTGGAGATACTGCAGCAGAAGTTGGAGCTGCTCTGGCAGCAGCTATCACAGCAGACGTCGATGCTAATTTTACAGCAGCAAACTCAACTAGTACAGTCACCATTACTGCTGCGAATGCTGGAGTCAACGGTAACGACATAGGACTAGAGCTTTCAGGCTCAGTAGCTGGAATTGCTGTAACAATTACAGCAATGGCTTCAGGAGCTACAAATCCCACACTAACAACACTGTTCGATCCCATTGATGGAGTACGATACACTACTATAGTTTATCCTTACTCTTGGGGAACATCTACACTAACTGCTCTAACAGAAGCTAGGTTCAATGTCGACAACAAAATTATCGACGGGCTAGGTATATCATGTATCCAAGACACTTACGCCAATATCAATACTGCAGCAGATGCGTTAAATCTTAAAACATTTTCGCTACTAGGCAATAAAGAAGTATCCCTCACAACTAAGACGGGAGGGGCCATCCTTGAGAACCCCGATGTTATTGCTTGCCAAGTAGCTGCTTATCGAGAGCTTAGACTAACAGTAGGTGCAAACACAAGCTCTATTGTAACAAACGGACAAAACCAAGGTGGAAGTTTCTTCGGAGGCATCCCTTACCATAATACTCCATTTATTAATCTACCAGTTATCCCAGTCGGGCAAGACTTTACCGACATTGAAGCTCTTGAATTAGAGAACTCAGGGGTATGG